GGAATCTTGGAATCGGGTGAGACAATCTCTGGCGCTGCGCAACAGACTGGTCACAAGGTTCGTGTTAAGGTTAAGAAGAATCGTCTCGGCGTTCCAGCTCGTATGGCACAATTTACGTACCACTACGATAATGGTATCATCGACACCGCTTCGGAAATCTTTGAGCTTGGCAAGTCTTTAGGAATTGTATTCCATCCTGTTAATCCAGCGTCTGGTAAAGAGAACGTTCAGATGTGGCAGTTTGGCGCCTACGATCCTATTAGGGGTGAAGAGAATATGAAGCAATTTGTTCTAGCATCACCTAAGATTCAAAATGAGATTATGTCTGCGTGCTATACTTACAAGGATGAAGCCGTTCAGACAGATGTAGCTGGCGTTGTAATAGACGACTCTGATATACCATTGGAGGAATAATGAGATATTTGCTGTTATTATTACTTTCTAGTTGCGCTACAGTGAATGTAGCACCTCAAAATGCATCTATAGCTCTTATGGAGAAAGCCAAGCAATCCTGTAAGGATGACAAGAGATGTGCACTAGAGTTCTTGTATAAAGAATGTCGCACTAAGAACTTAGATCTTAAGATATGCGGATTAATGGAGAAACTGTGATCTACTTTACGTCTGACAATCATTTCTGGCATGCAAATGTAATCAAGTATTGCAATCGTCCATTCAAAGATGTGCAAGAGATGAATGAGATGATGATCAAGAACTGGAATGACGTAGTCACTCCAGATGATACTGTTTATTGTCTAGGTGACTTTAGCTTAGCAGCTAGACCTGTTGAAGACTACACTCGCAGACTTAACGGTACTAAATACCTAGTTCCTGGTAACCATGACTTCTGCCATTCCTATCATAAGAAATCTCGCAGTGAAGAAGGTCGTAAGAGATGGATAGCCAAGTACGAGGAATGGGGTTGGATTGTTCTTCCAGAGCAAACTACTCTAGATATTCCAGGAGTTGCTACAGTAAACCTCTGTCATCATCCTTATAGATTAGTGGATCCAGGCGATGATAAGTATATTAAGTGGCGTCCAAAGGACGATGGTCGTTGGTTGCTATGCGGTCACGTTCATGAGAAGTGGAAGATTGTCGATAAGCAAATTAACATTGGTGTAGATCAATGGGATTTTAAACCAGTTTCTATAGAAGAAATAAGCAAGATAATATGTCAACCATAGATGGTACAACTGGATGGTGTCCAGATCACGCTGTATGCATGGAGTGGATAGAGAGAAGAGCTGCACAGTGTGTTGAAAATTTTCAAGATGTAGACTCTGTATATATGAGTCAAGATATCTATACTCAGTTTTTGAAATCAATGGAGAGCAATAGATTGTATACAGCTAATGGACAACCTGCCAGCGTTGGTTTAAATGTTGTAAGTATATATACTTCTGCTGGTCTTCTTTTAGTAAAACCTATTCCCTTAATGAGTAATTTTTGTCATGTAGGAACTCATACTACATATGATGATCTTGTTAGGATTCAAGTGGATCAAATGTTTGAAGAGATAGTTTTAAAAGATTGTGAGTATGTAGATTGAAAGTTTTATTTATCGGCGATCCGCATCTTAAGATAAATCGTTTTGATCTAGCTATGCAATTCTTAGCGTGGTTAGATAAAGTTATCTTTGAACAGCGACCAGACCTTGTAGTGAATCTAGGTGACACCTTTGATACACATGCAGTTCTGCGTTCTGAAGTCACTACTGAATTCATGAGACACGTATATAAGATTATAGGTGAAGGTATTCCATATGTATATCTTCTAGGCAATCATGACATGTATAAGCCTAACGATGCAAAGTATCACGCTATGCTTCCATTCAAAGATAAGATTAAAGGTCTCTACGTAGTAGATAAGCCTCAAGATCTATTTGGAATGACCTTTGTTCCTTATCAACCAGATGGATCTACTTTTCCTACTAAGACTCGTAAGATTGTAATAGCGCATCAAACATTTATTGGAGGAGATTATGGTCCTATCAGAGCAACAGAGGGCGTCGATCCGAGAAGCCTTAATACTTGCGAACTTGTCATCTCGGGGCATATCCATAAGCGACAACGTCTCGTGGATCACGAGGTCGGACCCGAAATCGTATATGTCGGCTCTCCATTTAGTCAGTCTGCTTCAGACGTTGATCAATCGAAAGGAATCTCAGTCTTTGATATGGGTACGTATGCAGAGACCTTTATACCAACTATATTGCCAACGTGGAGAAGACTTCACGTTGTGGTATCGCAGTCTACGGGGATTGAAATAGTTCATCAACTCGTACAGCAAGATATCTCTGGCAGTAAAGATCATTGGGTACTTGAATTAGAAGGACCTAAAGCAGAGATAGTTGGATACTTAGGTTCTACTGAGTATATTAAAGCTATTAATGGTGTTGATGTAAAAGTGAAAACGAAGTTTAACGATAATGAGAAAAAGAAACTCGCTATCGAAGCTCGGACTATGGAACTTATTGTATCAGAGTATGTAGCTAAAGTGTATAACGGTTCTATAGATAAAAATGAGCTATTATTAGCGGCAAAAGCTGTTCTTAATGAGTCTAGACTGAGTAAATGAAGTTACCCACCTGGTATAATGTTATAAGGTGGATAGCACTAAGGAGCTAACATGGAGTTCGATAAGTTAAATGAATTTGTAGATCAGCAGAGATGGTTGTTGAACAACGGTCTCGTGCATGAATCTACAAAGAATCAATTATTCTTTTTCGGCTCTATCGTTCATCCTAGTGTACAAGCTGTCGAGATGAATCTTCAGACCGACATAAAAACTGTTGATTATATTTTGTATTTTAATAAGAAAGTACTTAATAAGATCGACAAGTACAAAGAGCTCTCCACTGCCACATCGTTATTTGGTATGTGGAAGTTTAAACGCCTTCTTCAAAAAGAGGGTGACTTAAATCTTCAGGGCATATTAAATTCGTTTGTTAAAGGCTTCTGTGGTCCTGGCTGGACTACTAAAATCACTTTAATGGACTTCGATGCGTATATAGATAACATTGGAGAACCAAGTGAGCCCGAGCAACCAGGTCAGCAACCTAATAAATTGCCTGACTAATGATGAAGACCAGCGTCAAAACCTATGGATCCACTATTTAAGTGGTAACCCGCCGTCTTCATTCGCATCCTATTTAAGCAAGATAGAACGAGAATTCTCTTTAGATTCTCAAATCCAGCAAACGTTATGGGATACCCATTCCAACCCCAAAACGGATAAGTTCCAGGAATTACTAGTAAATTTCAGTGAAATTGAGCAATCAGTACTATGTCTGTTGGCACTTGGACTGACGATAAGTGAAATCTCTTCATACAAAGGTATCAGCGAGGTGCGTATTAGGCAGCTGATCTCAGTTGTAAGGTATAATGAATGCTGGGAAGAGATATATGGCATTAAAGAAAAGACTGACTGACGAAGAGAAGTACGGGCTAAGTGAAGAAGAGATTAAACTAGCTGAAAAGTACTTAAGAAAGCATAAGACAGCCGGGGCTCTTAAAGAGCTAGAAGCTGCAAAGTTATTTGAACTGTACCTACTAGGTGAGTCAATCCCAAAGATAGCCCAACAGTTCCCCCAATACAATTTAGGTCAAGTTGCCCTTACGGCCTCCCTACGAGGATGGGCCCATGATCGCGACAAGATGATGCACACCCTGCAAGATCGGGTTCGTGCTAAAGTCGTTAAATCAGTCTTAGAACAAGTCGATTTCCTAACTGCCATGATGTCTGTAGCAAATGCAGAGCACTTAGAGAAGATGATGAAATACTGTCAAGATCCAATTAATAATCCAAAGCCTGACATGCGTGTGACCAATATTAAAGAATATAAGGATGTTGCAGAGACTTTATATAAGATTGTCTCCGGTGCTACTCCTGGCTCTGGCAAGAATAAAGAGCGTTCACCAATGTTTGAAGCCTTGACCCCTCCAACTCCCAAGAAGGAAGTTGAAGTGCAAGAAGATGATGCAAGTACTTTACTTAGTCATGCGGTAGGAAATAATGAGCAAGAAGACCAGCACTAAGCTTACCTTCGAGCAACAGAAGAAAATGCTGCTTACTCCTTGTAAAACAAGGAACGAAGTTAAAACTTGGATTAAATATCACCTTGGACTTGAGTTACCGGACGTTACTGTCTCTAGGTACTCGGACACTAATCCCTTAGACGTTATCTGGGAAGTGTATCGTATCTGTGTTCTAGGTATCAACCCAGACAATATTCAGGAATTGCTTTTCGTCGCCGGTCGAGGATCGGGTAAGACTCTCGGTATGGCTATCGCAGAACTCATGATTCTTTTTCATGATAAGCGAGATGTGGTTCACGTTGGAGCTATTCAGACTCAAGCTGAGCGATGCTATGCATATCAAAAAGGCTATCTATATAATCGCAAGCTAAAACCTATTGTGATGCCGCCGGATCTTCCCGAAGATCAAAGAATTGTTGAAAAAGCAAACATGTCGAAGTCTATCTTCAACATTGGACATGACAAAGTTACTCTAGAGGTTCTTCCTTGTACGCTAAAAGCTTGTAACGGTCCTCACGTTCCGCTAGTTGTAGTTGATGAGATCGATACTGTATCTGGTGAAGGTTTGAAAGCCTTCCGAGAGATTTCCGGTATGTTAGACTCAAGAGCTGGCAAGAAGGCTCTACGCGTAGGTATTTCTACACGTAAGTCTCGCTACGGCTTAATGAATCAGAAGCTTGAAGAGATCGAAGGCAATCCAGATAAGACCCGCGTTGCGCGACGTTGGACTGCATTTGAGTTTACAGAGCGTTGTCCTGATAGTCGTTCTGGTACTCAGAAGATGGACTTATTTGTCAACCAAGACAAGATGGAAGTCTTGAACCAAGAAGAGTTTGATAAGAAGGATAGAAACAAGCAAAAAGAGTATCTTCCTTACCAAGGATACACTGGTTGCTATAAGTGCCCGCTATTCTCCGTATGCTTGACAGATGCTAAGAAGCAGAACTCTACTTCTAACATGTTAAAGAGTTTGGATGAGATGATTCAAAAAGTTAGATCCGAGGGCGCCGATTGGGCCCTTGCTCAGCTCATGAACTTAAAACCTTCAGTTGAAGGTATCGTGTTTCGAGAGTTCGATGAGAAGATTCACATTCGTACTTGGAATGAGATGTGGATGACTCTAGTAGGTAAAGAGTATCCAGGTGAATGTACTCACGATATGTTCGTCAAGAAGTGCCACGAGATGAGAGTTCCATGCTATGCTGGAATCGACTGGGGTTTCTCTTCTCCAAATACTGTAGTGTTCTTTTTCGTAGATTCAAGAGATAATATCTATGTAGTCAAGTGTGACGGTATGACTTATGTTAGCTCTCCTACTTGGATTCACCATATTAAGACTAAGTACCATAACATGTATCGATGTCAACTTTATGTTCCTGATGCTGCCGATCAAGGTGCGATCATGGAGATGCAGAAGGCTGGTCTACCGGTCGCCAATCAAGCGGATAAGGGTGCCATCAACACAGGTATACAAGTTATCAAAAAGTTTTTAAAGATGCCGGGTACGATCGACGCAAAACTATTCTTAGCAAAAGACCATTGCGTACCTCTTGTGAGAGAGTTCAATCTATATCACTTTAAGACAGATGCTGCAGGATTGGTTACAGATGACCCAGATACCGAACACGATCACTGGATTGATGCATTGCGTTATCCGATGACCCTACTGTTTGGTGCCTCTCAGATCATCCTTGGAAGCGGTTTGACGGATCAAGCTACTAATCTTACGGACAATAACGGTAACTTTAACAGGATGCCGACTCCGACTGAGTATGCGCTCGCTCAGGGTATTCAGATGGCCCCGCAAGAAGTAGATAGGTCTAAACTTGGAAAGATAGGGAAACCCTCCGAGTTAGAGGACCAAAATGATGACGATGACTCTAATAGTGGAGCCGGAGGTTTTATCTGGTCAGTTTAAGTGTTTATATGGTACATTTATAAGATGAAACGTTGCGGTGGTTGTTTAAAAGATCAACAAT